CGCGGAAAATGTTCGAAACGGCGACGTCTCGATCCGACCAGGAAAGACGACCGCCATCACGATGCGCCACCATGATCATTTCGTGATCACGCCGAAATCGCCACCCCATCCCAGGACCGCGAGCCGTCTTGTCCCAGATCAATGAATGAAAGAACGAGAGGCCGCCCCGGTCCATGCGCTCCGCCAGCCACGCAAAGGTCGGATCAGGACCGCCGCCGCAGCAGCAGCAGCAGCAGCAGCAGTCGCGCCGAAGAAGCGGCACAGAGAGCGAAAGGGCGGAATCCACCACGCTCCGCATATCGTCGGCAGAGTCATTAGCAATCGGGATTGCAGCCCTCTGTCTGGCCCCCTTGATCCCCACGCGAGCCGATTGCAGGTCACCGTCCATGTTGCCGTGCCCATAGGGAGGATCTGTCCAAAGAAGCGTGACGGATTCAGGCTCCAGGTGTGGCAAAATCTCGCGGCAATCTCCGTGATAGATCGTGATGCCGTTCTCGCTGTAATACGGAGTCGGTAAACTCATCGCGTCAACTCCCGAAAGCGGTTCAAAAACTCTTGTTCGGCCTCGCTCGGCTTCATCGTGCGTTCCACCATCCGGCGGGCACGTCGTGAGGGCACCGAGCGCAGCCAGTCGTGCTCCCGTTGCAGCTGGGCATGGTCTGCCCGCGCCACCGAGGGCGGCATGGTGGGCGGCAGGCTGAACCGTTGGCAGACGGCCCCCATCACCACCGCCTCAATCTGCCGGTACTGCTCCCCGAGCGGCGTGTGATATTTCAGCGGGCTCATCATGTCGCCCAGATACGCCTCGCTGGCATCGTGCAGCAGCCCCCACAGCGCGTCTTTGTGCGGCACGTCGAGGCTCACCCAGTAGCTGTGCTCGGCCACGCTATAAAACTCCCGCACATGGCCGTTGTACCGGCACAGGTTCGAGAGCGACCGGGCAATGTCCTCGATCATGATGCAGTCCGGATCAGGCTGGAGCGGATTGAACGCTTGCCAGAGATACGTGCGGATGACCGGTGACGCGTCGCGCTGGCTCATTTGCGGCCCTTTGGTTTCCGGTGGCGCACGACCTCATCAGCCTGGGTTGTGCGGGTGGCGCTGGTTTTGATTGGGACCGCCTTCAGCACGGCGTCGGTATCCACGGTCACCATCTCAGGGAAAAACTCGATCTCGACCGTCGTATGGAGACCGGCTTGAGTCACCACACGCGTGGAACGAATCATGTGGTTCAGCTCCATGCCGTTTACCACGACCGATCCAATCCCCCGCTGATCAATCCGCATAAATACATGGCGCGTCATCACATCACCTCCGTCGACGAAGAGAGCGAGCCATCCAAGTCCTTGGCGGAGTAGCGCCGTACCCATGTGCCTTGCGGCGCATGGTTGTACGCCTGGTCCTTCGCTCGCTCAATCGGTGCATGTACCCAAAATTGGGCACAGTAGGCTCGCCAGCAGGGCCCACAGAGATCATGGGCCTTCAGCCGATACCGCCCGCCCCGTTTCGCCTTGCGGCTCTTGGTGGAACGTCGTGCATTGAGGCTCGTCATCGCCTCCCGGTGGCCGCACTCCGAGCAGAGCGCATGCCGATGGCGGATGGGGTCACAGTGGCTGATCATCAGTGGTCCCTTTCGTTGAGGTCGGGAGTTGTCGGTCGATGTCCTGGAGGATCTGTGCGGCACTCTCGCGGAGCAACTTCAGGCGCTTTTCTACTCTCGTGTGCTCACCGGTCATGACCTGACGAACCGCGTCCCCCACGTCTCCCAGGGTCCATCGTTCTGAGAGCCGCACCCCCGAGGCCTGCTCAAACACCTTGATACGATTGTTGAGAGCGTCAAGGTCTTCACGCACCCACTTCGCACTGTCAGAAATGGTCTCACGGATGGCCTTCACTTTCGCCTCAACAGTCGCCTCGATCTCAGAGATAGGAACCGAGACCTCGGCCACTTTCCGAAGCACCGCCGCGAGAAACTCTCGGCTCAACGGTTTCGGCTTGATCTGCTTCGCCGCCTTGACAGCGCGCCACTTCTGTCCATCGAATTCGAGCAACCCCCAGGTCGCCGGCACATCGATCACCGGCACCACGCCTTTCGGTGCGACGATCCACCAGAAATCGCAGTACTGCGCCAGCTCCTCGGCCTTCTCCGGCATCGCCCGCTCGCGGTTCCAGTCGCCGCGTGACACTTTGATTTCGATGCCGCTGATGTGAATGCCCCGAGATGGCCAGAGCGACACGGCCAGCGCGTCAGCCGTGCGAATAGTGGATCCAAATCCGGTACAGTTCCGCACCTGTGGCAAGAGGGCATATTCTTTGGAGGGAAACCGTAACGGGAGCGCCTTCAAGAGGTCCCCAGCGCCCAATCGCACAGGGGCTTCGCCGACGGCCTTGGTCTCGATCGCGAGCTGCATTAGGCCGCGCTCCTTTTCTGCTCTGGCTCCGGTTGCCGAATAAACCGCTCGACCACCAGTTCGGCGAGGCGGTCTTGATGGTCAGCCGACCATCCGCCGGCCAGCGCCCAGGCGGTCTGCAGATTGCGATCCTGGAGCTGTTGTTCGATCGCGTGCATGGTGATCCTCCGTTACAGGCCCAGTTTTGCGAGCAGCTGCCTGGCCCGGTGGGTCGCGGCCGTGCTGGCGCTCCCCCGGCGGGATTGTGTGCCCCGTGGCACGCGCAGAAACGCATCGGGCTTTTTATTCACATCGACCGGGAAGCCGATCCGGCCGTTCGTCATGCGCATGGGCCGGAAGGCGCGGAAGTCGAGGTAGAGCGTCTCTCTCATCGCGGCACCTCCGGACAGGGCTTGTGGGTCGGCCAGGGAATTTCCGGCTGTGGCGGCGGCGGATCGCACACGTCCCACAGCAGGTCTGTCGCCTCGATCCCCAGCCAGTAGTGCAGGATCAGCACGGCCAGCAGGGCCGCCAGCGCCACCCATCCAAGGGTCTTCACGATCGCCTCCCAGGTCTGGCTGGTCGGATGGCCCCCGCGCTCGCACACGATGGTAAATGGCGCCGCTCCTGCCGCCACCGCGCCAAGAGCCGGTTGCGCCGCCAGTCGAACAGCAGGTTGATCGTGGCCGGCAGACAGATGCCGAGAAAGATCAGGAGCCCCGCGAGCATCATCGGTGCACCCCCCGGTCACACATCCCGGCGCGAGGCGGCTCCGCGCGCCGCGCTCCCCCCAGGCAGGCCCCAACGGCCAGCAGGCCGATCATGAGCACCGCCCCCGAGAGCCCCCCCAGCACCACCCCCGCCCAAAACTCCGAGAGGTGCTCCAGCAGCAGCACCGCCCCAATCGTCACCCCTACCGCCACACAGGTGGCCGCAATGGCCATGGCATCGATCGCCGCCGGTGAGGCCTGCCCCCGCTCCCCCTGCCCCAGCTGGCTCCATTTCACATTCGGTCGTACCTGGTTCATGATCATCCTCCCTGCTCGTGAATCAGCTGCATCCGCCGCTGGAGCACCTGCGAGGCGCAGGCGAGCGGCACGGAGAACCGGTGCTGAAGCGCGTCGGCATAGATGCCGATCCAGGCCCATTGCTGCTCCCGATTGGGAATCTGCAGCAGCCAGAACGCGGCGTTGTCCAACCAGACATCCATGCCGGGCGCGTCGTCAGCCGACAGCCGCCCCACCGTGCGTTCGAGATCCGCGAGAATCCCGAACAGCCCCGAGACCGGCGTGAGTGGGCGAACAGGCTCCTGGAGCGGCATTTAGGCCACCCCCACTTTCGTGTCTGACAAACGGGAAAATGCGCGGACATTGTCGCCTTGGCTGATCCCTAAGCCTGTGCGAAGCTGCGCGTAGTAGTCGAGTCCGTAGGTCGCACGCCGCGCCAGATCCATCTCGACCGCATGGAGGACCACTTCGTTGAGGCTGCATCCCCGCCGATCCGCATCCCCCGTCAGATCGTGGAGCAATTCCTCCGGGAGCCGGATCGTGATGCGTTCCGTGAGTTTCGGGCGGGACATACACACCTCCCTAATTATTATGATGATAATCGACCGGGGTAAAAAAATAGTCTCCCGGCAGCTGGAACGCATTCAGCATCTTCACGATCGTGCGGATCTGCGGCATCATCACCCCCTGCTCATAGGCACAGATGTGTTGCCGCTTGAGGCCGATCCGTTCTGCAAATTCCTGCTGATTCATCCCCAGCGAGGCCCGTAGGCGCCGGATCTTTTCTCGGTGAAATTTGAACGTCATGCTCGGAGTTTATTACTCGCCTTATAATTTGTCAAGAAGATTATTTACGTGAATAATACCGCTGAAATGGGCCACGTCCACGAGATCATTAAGGCCGCCATTGAGCGCGAGCAGGCCCGCGGGAAAACCGAGGCCCAGATCGCGGAGCAATGTCACGTCAGCCAGCCAACCATCAACAATTATCTAAAGCGCACCCCTACTCCGACGCGTGACACTTTGAAACGGTTTTCCGAGGGATTGCGCATCCCCCTCGACTCATTGCTGGCCGCTGAAGGCCTCGCCCCCTATGGAAAACCGAGAGCAGAACCCGCCCAGGAGCCACCGCTCCATCTGCGACGACTCATTGCGCTGGTGCACGACCTAGACAAGGACGAAATCTCCACACTGGAGCGCTGTGCCGAGGCGTTTCACGCGGAAGAACCGGAAGTCAGGCAGCATCTGATCGGGCAATTGAAGATCATCGAGCGGCTCGTGAACCCAGCCCAAGCCGCCCCGGCAAAGGAGAAAAAGCGCCACGGCTCCCCTTCTTAACGCGGCGGCGATCGGCAACGAGTAAGCGAACACCCTTACGTACTGGTGCGTCAGATGTTCACCCAGGACCAACTCCAGACACGAAAGTCTTCCGGCGTCGCGTGGACGGCTTGCACTTGCGGAGCCTGCGCCTCGTGCGCTACTGTGCCCGCCACGAATTGGCCGTGATGGACGGCGAGGCCTGCGCCATCTGCCCCGTCCAGGAGTGATGCGATGCCGTTCCTGTTGGTCGTGCTCAGCCTCCTACTCATCGGTCCTCTCGCCGCCGGCGCGGCATATCCCGACGCCGTGACCACCATGGGTCCGGCCACGATCCACGGCTGCTACGACGGAGACACCTGCACGATCAGTATTCCAGGCCTCCCTGGCATCTTCGGTGACCGCCTTCCGCTGCGACTGGCCGGCATTGACACCCCAGAGATCAAAGGCAAATGCGATCAGGAGAAGATGCTCGCGCTCCAGGCGAAATCATTCCTGAACGAGCGCCTTGCACGCGCCCAGTCTATCCAGATTGAAATGGTCGCCCGAGACAAGTATTTCAGGGTGCTGTCCCTCATTGTCGCGGACGGCCTGGATCTGGCTGATGAAATGGTAAAGGTCGGGCTCGCCAATGCCTACAACGGTGGGACAAAACAGCGCTGGTGCCCGAAACGTGGACGGCAGGAACCGGCGCAGGAGGTCATCACGCCGGAAGGAACCGCCCCATGAACATCATGCTCGTGCTTGCGCTCATCCTCCTCCCCGGCTGTGCCACGCACGGCAACGAAGCCCTGAACAGCATCGAGGGCGACTGGCCCTCCCCCAACATGACCAAAGCGGAGATCATCGCGCGACTGGGCCCCCCGCAAATGCGGAGCGTGAGCTATACCCCCACCGGCAGCATTGAGACCTGCGCCTGGTCGTTTGCAGAAGCGAATATGAACCCCGCCTTGTTCGTGCCTGTGGTCGGCCTCTTTGTCGCCGGAAGCGGCCATGGAGTCAGCGGCAATTCACGGGCGTTCAGCGCGGCGTTTTCTCAAGATGGCAAGATGGTGTCCCATTCCTGGAGCGAGCAGAAAATCGGCAAGTAGGAGGTTGCGATGCGCGTTCTACTGTCACTCGGTCTCATCACCATAGCCCTCTTCCTCACCGGCTGCGGCGTCACGAAAAGCTCGCTGTATCCCGGCACCGGCTCCACCCCCTCCTTGCAGGAAGCGGGTGTCACGATTCTGGGCGAGGTGACGGCCTGCCAGGGTGGGTTTTGCAAAAAGGAGGGCGGTGGGTATGAGTGGCCGCTGAGTCTCCCCCAACCACCCCCGGCCTATACCTACCAGCGGGCCATTCAGAAAAAGGCCGCGACACAGTACGGCGTACCGGAAGCCGACATCGTGGTCGGTGAGATTGCGGTGGGGTACCATGCCGAGCTGATCGGCACCATTCGCGGCTGGGAAGCCTCGGCCCTGGTGGGCCGGAAAGCAGCCGGTGGCGCCGCCCAGGCCGCCCCAGAGGCCCCGAGCTGGCTGCCGCGCTAATCTCTTTTGGGCGGGGCCGGTGGCGCCGGTGCCGGAGGTGGAGCGGGGACCGGCGGCCATTCCCCTTTGCGCAACGGTGTCTGGTATCTCATGCCGCCACAGCGCGATACTGCGCGTAGACGTGCTCAGCCCAATGGGCCACCCGAGCCGGCAGATACGGCGCATCCAATGTGGCCGCCTCAGAGGCCTGCGCCCCGCGAGCCAGCAACGTGGAGAAGGTTTCCCCGGCGTCGGCCTCGTAGGCATGGTGCCAGAGATGCTGGTACCCCTGCGCAATCTGCATCCACTGCGCGTGGAGCTTCGACATAGAGACGGCTTTGCGGTCGAGCCCGATCGCAATCGAATAGGAGGTCAGGAGCGCCGTCACCCCGGACAGCCCCATCGGCACCCAGCTAGGCAACTGGGCCACCAGTGTGGCCGCCGCCCCAGAGGCCAGGAAGAAGGTCAGGAAGGTCAGGATCTGCTTCTGTTTGGCATAGCTCGTCGCAAGGTCTCCGAAGTAATACGCCCGGACTTCGGCTTCGAGCATATGTTTCCAGACGTCATCGGTTTCGGCCCGAGTCAGCATGCCCCCATTATTCTCCGTCCGGCAGGCATTGTCCAGAGGCCTACTCCCGCGGCGCGGCCAGCCTCCGGATATCGTTCATCAGGTGGTCGTTGTTCCGCATGACGCACCAGCCCGAAATCACGGCATCATAGGGCTCAGTCTCCAGCCTGGCGACCAGGTGCCCATTGTCGTAGACGTAGACTTCCTGGTCCTGTGTGATCACCCACTGATAGCAGGGCCGATGATTACTCGCCTCTGGCCGCGCGGGCGCGGTCGTGCACGCGCTGCAGATCAGCATCAGCAGCATTAAGCTCGCGAGCAGTCTGCGCCCGTTTGGTGGCCTCCAGGGCCCGTTCGCCGTCGCGCTCAAGGGCCGCCTCCTTTCTGCTCTGATCCCCCAGCAGATAGCGCCAGGCCTTCAGAACCAGCGTCGGCACGTCAGACCAGGGCATCAGGGCATCCCATAGGGTGGCTCAGGGCCCGGCACTTTGACCGGCTGGGCGACCGGCTGCGGGTCCTGCGCGTGGCTTTTGTTGGCATCCTTGGCCAGCCGCGCCGAGAGTCCGGTGCAGAAGGCCCCGATGAAGAGAATCCATTCCTGTGCCGTCTTGGGCCACGCCTGCACGATGAGCACCTGGTTCAACACATCCATCGCGATAATCAGCGAGCCAAGATAGCCCGTGATCGGGCTCGATCCCCCCAAGAGTCGATGCAGCCATTCCATGTCGTAGCCCTCCCCTTCCCATGCGAGGCGTTGATGCATTACTGCCGACTCTCCGTGACGGTCTGTGCTTTGCGTTCGACGATGGCCTTGGCCCGGGCCTTCAGATACCCCGGCAGGTCTTGCTTTTGATCCGGCGTCATCAGGGTCGAGAGAAAGACGCTATCGCTGGCCTGGGCCTGCTCCCGCATCGCCTCCACCATCGCGCGGTGGTCCGTGCTGATGATGGCCAGGTGCTGCGCGTGCTCGGCTTGAATCGTCATCGTCTGCTGATTCGTCACGAAGACGCTATAGAAGTTCGCGGCGACAATCAGACAGGCCAGCAGCACGGTGATGACGGTGCTCCCCGTGGCCTTCACCTTCGCGGGTCCCGCCTCCATTTCAAACCCGTTGCCGGTGCCGTTCCCCTCGGCCATCGCGTTCCTCCTGTTCTCGTTCCTTCCGAAATGGACACCGATAGACGGCGTGATGGTTCGCCTCATCGTGCGTGTAGGTCGCCCCGCAGCGCGGGCACCGGTACAGCCCCCTATGCCTCTGTGGCATGCGGCACCTCACTCACGGGCAGCACGAGGCCCAATCCGGCCAATTTGAGCCGCCAGCCAGGTTCTTCCAGATGCCCCTTGTCTCCCTTGAGAAAGGCCCCGATCTGGTCGCCCAGCGGGTCCAGGCCGCATGTCCAGGCCAGGTCATAGAGGTCATCCCAAAACTGATCGGCCACGTCCCACTCCGGCTGCCCGACGGGCGTGACGGGAATGACATCGACCCCCAGCGCCGCCGGCTGGCCTTCGCGCTTGGTGATGACGTTGTGCGCCGACGTGCCGGGCTTGGCCTTGGTGACCACCGCCGCCGCGTCGACAATCTCCCACTCGCCGGTTTCTCGATTGATCGCCCTGCCCTGCTGATAGATCGCCACCTGTTGGGCCATCGAGCGCCAGCCGTGGACGATGAGCAGCGGACGTTTGAGCTTGATTTCTGAGAGGTCGCAAAGCCGCATCACCGCCCCGCGAATCACCGGCGACACCCCGTCGAGCCGTTCATGATGGAGATTCATGCCAGCGCCTTTCCCCGGGCGAGCGCGCAGACATCCGCCCAGACGAGATCTTTCCAGGTCTGTACCGTGCGGGCCTCATGGGCCTGCTCCCGCGCCACGGCCTGGTTGAGCGCAATGGTCTCATCCAGCCGGTTGCCGCAGCCGAAACAGGCCAGCAGCCGGAGCAACGGGCGGCCCCGGCGTCCGAGAATCTGTTCCACGCGGAACAATCCGCCGCACCGTGCGCAGATCATCAGGGCGCCACGCCCGGATGAATCGGCCCGCCGAGCACCGTTGTGCTTGAACGGATCGTCGGCCCGTTCTGCACCACCGTAGTCTCTGGCGCAAGAGCACCGAATAGCCCCATCCCGCCGAAGAAAAACAGACCATGGATCGCGGCGCTGATCACCGCATCGGCCTTCGCGGGATCGATCTTCACCGACTCGATTTTCGTGCTGTAGCTGGAATCCGGCGGGCAGTACCAATTCCCGCTCGATGGCTCCATTACGAGCTGATCCCAGCGGCAGTAGGTGTCCCAGGAACGCGTCGACCGCAGGAACCGCATGTCTTCTTCGGTGACCTGCCGAGCCGTGAACCCGTCTTTAATCACGCGTGTGCCGCCTTGGCAGGCCGTCAGCAGCAGCGAGAGGCCCAGCATCATTAGGTATAGTGGTCTGAGTAACATAGATCCTCCTTGGTTGATCCTCATCGCAACGCCCGCGTGGGTGCCGGATCGCCGGACGATGAGTAATAGGCTCCCACGTCCGGCTTGTCCCAGCATTGCCGCCCACGATAATCGAGGCACCGCAGGCCCCAGGGCTTTCCCGTATGCTGCAAGGGAGAGTTCCCGCGGACCCGATAATCCCCCAACGATACACTCACGAACTGCGGATCGACCGACAACTCTGTGCCTACGGGCGCCGCCGCATTCCACAAATTTAGCGTGGCGTAAGTTGTCCCCTGATAGCTCCACGGCGTGGTGAGCGTCGGCACGCTGTAATAGTCGCTCGAATCGAAGCTGGCTACCTGCGAGGCATCGACAACCGCATACTTCCAGCCGGTCCCGCTCACGACGTAACAGATATTGTTGATGAACGTGGCCGCCGCGTTGTTCGTCGCTCCCTGTGCCGCCACGCCTTGACACCCGTAATTCCCGAATTTCGCTCCGTAGAGAGCATCATCCATGATCGCCGTGTTGTTGGCCCAGATCGGCGCCGTGGTGGCCCCGCTGCCCTTCGAGAACAGTGGCGCATAGTAGGACCCGCGGATGATATTCCCCATCACCACCGCCCCCTGGTTAATGGCGGTAATGATGCCGACCGCAAACCCGTTGACTTTGTTGCCCCTGACCGTTCCGCCCGTTACACGCCCAACCGAAATGCCGTGTGGGGTTGATGTCCCATCATAGTAAGTACCGTTCACCGTGTTGCCATAGATCTGCGCGTTTGCAGCATTGAAGGCGGTTGATCCATCAGTGCCGATACTGATGCACCGGGTAGCCGGACCGTAGCAGGTCACCGTGTTGTTTCGGATGATCGCGTTATCAGCCACCGCCGTGGCATCGGTACTGCTCGTCACGATCCCGAGTGCATCGACACCGGTCGCCCCAGGCGTAGAGACGGTCACCGTGCTCGATTCAACAATCGGCGGCTCGACGTTGCCTGAAATCCCGGTCCCGCTCGTAATCCGATGGAGCCGGATACCGATCCCCAGAGCGGAAGTGCCAAGAGCAGAAGGAACCGTCACATTGACCGTTGGGCCGGAAATATAGACCCACTCCGACACGGAGACGGCCGCAGCCCGCTCGATCCAAATCGCAGGGGTATTCGACGCGCTGGCCGTCAACACATACGAGCCACCTGTGATTTGAATTTTCTTGGCCGAGGTCGGCGTGGTGGAGGAGTAGAACCCCGCTTGCGTGCCAATCGTGCCGCCGAGCGACACATTCGTCAGCTTAATCGTCCCGCGCACCCAGGCATCTTGAATGTGCCGATTCACTGCGCCAATCGGAATGATCGTTCCCGACATCTCTACCGTCGCGTCATACGCCGCAGACAAAATGCGCATGATCTGACCGGCCCCGCCCGTATTTCTGACATCGAACGCCCCGAAGGTCAGCGTGTTCGCGTCGTTCGAAGCCGTGAGATCGACGCTGGAGGTGGCATGGCTGCTCGTGACAATGCCGCACCCCGGCGTGAGGGGCGCGATGGTCACATTTTTATTGACGGCCAGCGTCGCAGAGCCGAGGTTGTATGTTCCACATGCCGCCACAATGGTATCGCCTGCGCTGGAGACGGTCACGGCGCGAGGCAAGGTGCAGACGTTCGCCGAGTTATCGACGCAGGAGGCTGCAGCACCTCCAGCCGGATCAGCATAGTAGGTCGCTGACCAAGCCAAAGACGGCACGCACAGTAGCCCGATGAGCAGGAGAATACGACGCATCATGAGGCCTCCAAGGTGTCAAAAATCGTAGGCCAAGAGAGTGCCGTGGTATGCACGCCGAACCAGGCGCCATAGGGCTTGATCGCGTTGTAGGCCGCCTGAATGTCGGCCTCGGTCGTCGCTGGCGTGGCCGGTAGGTAATAGCAGTTGAGAGTCGGCACCACTTGCCCGGGTGTCGGTGTCAACTCAGCGATCTGCCCAATGCGGCCCTCGTTCATTTCGCCGTTCAGCCCCATCCACGATTCGACACAATTCCCGATCAGCCACTTGGACGGGTTGGCACGGCGAACGTCGAGCAGCACCTCTTGCAAGGCGGTCGAGGCAGCGGGATTGGCCGGCTGATGCTTCGACCATGACGCTGTGCAGTTATCGAAAAACAGGCCGTCGAACGGATAGGCGGCAAAGATCGCGGCGCAAGCCTCTCGGAACGAGTCTTTCCAGACTTGTTTTCGATAGTCGAACATCCTCCGGTTCCTCCAGCCTGACTGGATCGCGGCAATGTCTCCGGTGGCCGTGATGAGCCACGGATCTTGGCCGACGTTGCTCCAGCGTGTGGCGTTCATGAGCACGGCGTTACCAGGGCCGGGCGCGGAACCGGGCTCTTCCGCCACAATCTGATAGGCCAGAATCTTGATCGCAGGCTTGAGTGCCCGCACCGAATCGAGCCAGGCGGCAGACGCCCCTTGATTGACGATGAGCATGTCATACTTAGCGGCAATGGCAGCCTCTTCAGGCGTGTGGGCGATGGTGTAACAGGTGGTGAAGAGTCGCATACGTTCCCTTAACTGGTCGGTGCCGGTTGAATTTTGACGACGAACACATCGCGACGGCCTGCAGCCATTATTTCCTCAACAAAAACCGCGCCGACCCAGCAGGCGCAATGACCGGCGGCGTCACATATTCATAGGCCCCCACGTCATGCCCAGCGCCAGATGGACGCGGCGCATAGGCCGCTCCCTGCCATGCTGGAGCCGTCGCCAGATCCAACGGCATGCTTCCGCCTGCGTAGGTCGTCCACGCTGTTACGGCTTCCCCGGCATCGCGCAGCGGAGATAACGACTGGATGGTCCAATCCACGTTCAAGAGCGGGTCTCCAGCAATCGCATGGGTCTGACTCGGTGGACTGGTGCAGGTTCGAAAGTTGTTGTAATCCACCGTGAGTGTGCCGGTGAAATCGGTCCAGTTCGCTGTGCAGCCGCCAGTCGCGGTCAACGTATTATTCTTCCAGGTGATATCTTCCGACTTCGGGAGCGCACTCCCCGACCCACTCATCAGCCGAAATCGGATCGTGTTTCCCTTAAATGTGTTGTACGCAACCAGACAGGTCTTGCAGCCGCGCATGGTCACTTCAACAGGATTTGTTGGGCCCACCCCCTCCACCACATTGTCGTAAAACGCCACATTAAAGGCCTCGAAGTCTGTCGTCTGGTCCCACAGAAACGCCTCTGCCGTCGCGCCACCAAGAAACACGCATAACATCCAATCAACGGTACACTTGATGTAGTTCTTGTAGATTTCCACATCACGCGAGCCGAACTTCACGCCAAACCCATTACCGAAACCATCGGCCCCCAACATCTGGTTATGCCTGACGATGTACCCCTGCCCGTAAGAGCCCTCGTACCCGTTATACATTTCGTTGTATTCGATGATGCTCCCATCCATGCCGCACTTGATCGAGTGCGACCGCGCGGACGAGGCATCATGGCGCGTATTCTTGATCCACGCATGATGATTGGTGGTCGTCTCCGTCGCACCTTTATGTGGATACGGCGAGCCCTCAAAACAGCGGATGCCCGTTCCATCGCTGGAATTATGGGAGCCGCATGGCACGTTGGACGGATCGATCTGCGTGCGAATGCCGTCAATGGTGATGTAGCTCTTGTAGATCGAGAGGTTCGGGTTGCAGCCGCTCGTACTGCTCAGAATCGCGCCGTGTTTATTAATGGCCTGAAGCGTAATCCTCGCTCCAGCCGTCCCATTATTGGTGTTGAAGACCACTTCCGGCTCGACATAGACGCCATCTGCAACGAAGCACGTATCCCCAGCCGCCGCCGTTGTTCCGCACTTCCCCAACGTGCGCCAGGCTCCACCTGCGCTATTGCTCGTCCCAGCGTTGGCGTTGTTGCCGTCCGTGCGAATGTAATAAGGCGTGGCCCACGCCTGAGACACTTGGCCGACGAGCAGGGCCACGATGAATAGGGCGCGAATCATCGCACGCTCCCGCTGATCGCCGTCGCGGCGGCCGTCACCACGGTCAGCCCTACCGCAAACTCAATGTCGGCCACGATCACCCCGCCCGCCGTGGGTGTCGCCGGGCCGAACAGCACTGTGCCCGAGGCTGCTGTGTTGTCATAAATCGTCACGTTCCCCATCGTCCCACCGACGGCAATCAGATGGTTGAGATGCCCCGCGCCGGTTTTCACCGTCGTGGTGGTGGCCGTGAGAATGTTCACGGCCGCTCCCCGCGTCTCGGTCTTCATCACGTCAGCATCAACATCCTCGCCGGCCGTTTTCGTGGCCTGCGTCACCTTTTTTGCCCCAGCCGCCTCATCCCATTCGGACGCAACCGTGTCGTCACTCTGGATGATCTTCGGGCTCTGCGCCCCAAACGAGTTGTACAGATTGCCAGCCCAGACCGGAGCAGCTCCCAGCGCAAAACCCAGCGCTAGCAGAGCCGCACTTACGCCTCGTCGTGTCATAGGTCCCTCCGCATTAGGATTTCGTCGCGTCACTGATCACTCCCTTTGTTGAGGACGGCAACTCGGCGACGGTTTTGCTAAACGCGCTCAGCGTCGATTCGAGGCTCTGCACGCGCAACGTGAGCGCCTCCACCTCAGACGATCGGCCAGGCAGGGCCGCTTCCAGCCCCGCGAGCCGCTGCATGATGCCGTCATATTCGGCCTGCGTGAGAAACACCGCTGTGCTCGGCACGGGCTACCTCCTGCATGTCAGGGTGATGGTTTTCCGTCCGTCCTTGATCGCACTGGTCGTCTGCTGCACGCCGCGTGGACAGGCCCCGATCTGGTACTCGATCGAGAGACGGCCGTCAGCCTGCGTGAGAGCCGTGAAGATGTCCGGCTGTGGCGGCAACACGACCGGCACGGGCGGCGGTTGGACCGGAATCACGCCGACCTCGACGTCCGCGCAGGAGGCCCCCTCGCTCGTGGCAGAGAGCCATGGCCCGGAGACCCCCTCGCGCACGCTCCGTGCGTCCAGGCACATCCAGCGGTCTGTCTCGGGCGTATTGGGCAACGGCGCAAACGAGGCGGTAAATGTCCCGGCGTTTGACGGCTGCGCCGGCAGCGGCATCCACTCGGGCGAGGCAAAGTGCCGCCAGCGAAACTCGTAGACCGCCGACGGCTCCACGAGGTCCCATGTGGCGGTAAATTGACTGTTGCGAATGGCGGCGTGCGTGACCGGCACGACGGCCACGACCAGGAGCGCGATGAGACTCAGCCGCATCACTGCACCCTCAGATTGGTCGGCCTATTCGGCGGCAGCGGTGGCGGAGGCGGTGGACTCGATCCCCCGCCGGCGCCCCCGGTTCCGCTGCTGACATACCAGTCGTCGAAATCGTGATAGTCATCATAGGGACGGCAATCTGACGGCGTGCGGGTCGCGCATTGGCCGTCCCAGGTGTGGTTGTTCTGGACGGAGATAAAATCCCAGGCCGGGAAGTTCGCGTTGGTGTAATTCGTCCGCACAATGCCATCCACCACCACGCGGATCGTGCCGTCACGCGAGGATTCGGTAGTGGATCGGATCATCGTCACTTCGACGCGATGCTTGACGCCCTCCAGGACCGCCGATCCATTCACGTTCGGGAGAAACACCACCGAGCTGCCGTTGCAATCCCCCTGGTAGTCGGAGAGATGGCAATTGTTCACGCCGGCGCTCGCCTGGAGGAACACGCTCACGACGCGCGACCCATTCGACGAGCCATAAAAATGCAGCCCCCACAACGCGCCGCCTCCCGTCGGCCGGTTGCTCATCATGAATCCGAGCTTGTTCGCGCCGTTGTTGTAGCCACCGAAGGGGTTACTCGTGCGCCAGGAGAAGCCCCAAAACATGCTGCGCCGGGCCGAGAACAGGCACTCGATGACCGTGCCTCCATGCGAGGCATTGGCATATTTGATGTTCCGAATGAAGTTCGGTTGACTGATCGTCCAGGAACTATCCTGCGCGATGAACGAGCCACTGCCAGGGTAATAATCGTTGCAGGCACCGCCGTTGGTCTTGTCGTTGAACTGGTGCCGCACGAGTTGCGACCAGCCGGTCGGTTCGTCCGGATAGAGCGCGCTCGCGTGGGCCGAGAGGGCCATGGCGAACAGGAGGCACAAGACGCGCAGCACGATCATAAAAGATCCTCCTCAACATCGAAGTGAATCGCCGTCGAAATGGCCGAGGGTGGTGGTGGAGGCGGCGGAGGAGGAGGAGGCGCGCCGGCCGCACAGACCGGATCGGTGAATCCGCTCGATCCCCCCGCGTTCGTCGCCTCCAGCCGGTAGCAATCTCCCGTACTGTTGCTGATGTTGTGGGCATACGAGACGGTATTCGGCGGCAGGCAGGCGTTGAGATCCACCCAGTTCGGGACGGTTTGATCGGTCTGCCACTGCAGGCGGAAACAGCTCTCGTTGGTCGAGTTGTCGGTCCAGGAAATCACGCGCTGGGTGCCGGGCGTCGATCCCCCGCCCCCGCCGGCCCCCACCGGCTTGATCGGCAGTCCGAGCATGGCCCATTGCGGCGTGCCGCTGATCGTCCAGGCCGACACGGTGGAGGGCGCCCCGGTCACAAAGCTGCTCGCCCCATGCGAGAATCCGCCGCCATCGAATAGGCTCCAATGCGCCGTTTGTCCGGAGGCCACCGACGGCGCGCTGCCGGCCGCTAACGAGCCGAGGCAATCCATGACAATCTCGCCGCTATTGCTGGGCACCGTCACGCTGGCTGGGGACCCGACGCCCATCGCCCTGACGGGCGTGCCGTAGGGCGCGGTCGCATCCACGCCGTTGTAGGAAACGGTCCCGATCACGGCGCCGGTATAACTGCCCGACAGCGTAATCGAGACGTTGGCCGTCGCGGCCCCTGGGTTCGCGAGCCCATAGAGCGCCACCGTGCACTTGTCTCCGCACGAGGGATTGCTGTGGGTATCAATCGCTGTCAGGGCGAGCCCGTTCCACGTCGCCGCCGTGATCGACGGCGTACTCGCGTAGTGATAGACCGCCACGCAGACCGCGAGGAACGGATCGGCCCCCGCGACGGTATGGGCCACGGTGCAGGGATTCGGATTGCCGGCACAGGCTGACGACGTGGCGCTGTTGCGCGTGATCGCCCCCTGCGCCGGAATGATCGGCAGCGCCAGCCAGACGAGCAGGAGAATGAGCCACAGACGTCGCATCAGTGCTTATTGACCTCCACCCGCAACGTACCGGACGGCTCATCGATCGTGCCTCCGGAAAAATTCCAGGCATGAAACCGGACCCGATCAGCCTGGTCGACATAGCAGCTATAGTCCCAGTACTGACTGACGACGGTGCTGTGGCTGCAGACGGCTGGATCGCCGACGGCTGCGCCTGGCACGGCGATGGTCGTTGAAAACGGCGCGTTGTTGGCCGTGCTGGGCGGATCATAGGTGGCCGTGGCCACCAGGTGTTTCGAGATGGGCGTGCCGAGTGTCTCCCCAGTGTTGACGGTGCCACGGTTCTGGAGAAAGCCGACGGACGTCAGCCCGCTCACGTTCACCCAGTCGGCGGTGTTGGCATTGGTGCCGATGTTGCCGCTGACCGTGCTGTTCGCGAGCTTCTGCGTATCGAAGGTGAAATTGACGGTGCGAGACCCGCCAGATCGGGTGTCGCCGCCGAGATTGCCCTGAAACGTGACCCGCTGCGAGTCGGGCGGCGTGCTCCCGGTGGTGGCGGCGGTCGTGAACTGGTAGCCGCGACCATTGGCGCCCCCCGTGCCATGATCCCAGGATTGATTGCCCTGGATCGTGGCGTCCTGCAGTGAGCGGAAGATGTAGCCGTAGCCTTGATTCCGGTGCGCCTGATTCCCTTGGATGACGCAGCGCACGCAGCCGATCACGTACCCCGCGCCGCCGGACCCCTCAGAGTAATTCCCCTCAATTGTGACCTCTTCAATGCCGCCGATGGTGGGAAACTGGCTATAGTCGTCGAGTTGCACCGAGAGATTGTCGAGCGTGTTGTTGCGGAGGATGTTCTGGGCGAGGACGGAGCGTCGGGCATAGCCCCATTTCCCAGCCGTTTCGCCGGTGTTGCTCGCGTACCGCATGCGGATGCCGCGGCCTGAGTTGGAATAGACATTGGCTCCGATGATTTGGAGCCGTTCGCCGCCCAGCTCCGCATCGATGCCATTGGTAGCATTGCTGTAGTAGTACCCGCCGAGCACCTGCACATCCCTGGCATGTGATTGCAGGAGGAGCCCGGCCCCGGCGGTGCTGTCGTGGGCTTTCACATTCAGCAGCGTGGCGCGCGTGACCTGTGGGTTGCTGGGTGCGGAGGCAAACCCGAGATAGGCGTTGTAGCCGCATCCGTCCAGATCGGCGTTCGCCACCGTCAGATCGACGGTGTTGTTCCCCGCCCACACACAGGCATAGACGCCAGAGATCCTGACCGAGCTGATCCGCGCATTGGCCGCGCCGATTAACAGGACGCCGATCGCGTTCTTGTCGGTATTGACCTGATTCGGCCCCGTGATCCATCCGCCCACTACGCGCTGGTTGGAGCCGGTCAGCACCAGCGCGGCCAGGACGTTGTTCCCCCCGTGCACCCCGGCCCGGCCTGTGCCGGTCATCCCGGTGATGTCGAGCGTGGCGCCGATCATCCGGATCAGCAGCCCGTTCGTGGCCGTTTCCAACTCGCTGTTCCAGAGGTAGGTGCCGGGCAGCAGTTCCAGCACGCCGGTGTTGCTGGAGCTGGGCAGGCTGTCATGACACTGTTTCGCCGGGATACTGTCATCCGTCGCATCGTCGGGAATGGCCCCGCACCAGCCGATCGGCACCGTGCCGGGATTGCTAAAGGCGAGCGCCGCCGTGCCGGTGAAGGTGAAGATCTGCGCGCGCGGGTTGCACTTGAACTGCTCCGGAGAATGGCCGGTGAGCGTCACGCCCGTGGCAATCTGAAAGACCCCCGAGCCGGTACATTCGACGGTGATGTTCTGCGGGATGGTCAGGTTGCTCGCGACCGGCTGGGCGTTGGAGATCCGGAGCGTTTTGACGGCGGCCCCGATATCCGAGACGGCCTGGTTGCACGAGGAGGTGCTGCTGCAATCGACGACATCGGTGATGCCGCCCCCCACCCCGTTGATGGTGGTCTGGATCCGGTCCCACATGCCCTTGGTGAGATTGAGTTCGAAACAATAGACTTTCCCCGCCGTGTTGTGCGCGACGGCGGTGGTGCCTTCCTGCCCGCGCGAAATCGTGAAGGTGTCGCCGGATCGGTTGGTGACGGTGACAATTTCGACGCCCGGGTCGGCGCTGGCGCGGTTGTAATCACTGCAGTTCCACCAGACGACCGGATACGTATAGCTGCTGGGAAATTTCGAGCCAGTGCCGGCCGCCACAATGACCGAGGTGGCCGCCGCGTCGTATCCGGTGCTCATGGTGGTGTCGGCGAAATTCGTGATGGGATCGAGCGCGGACAAGGCCACGGCGTTGCCGAGCGTGCACCACACCAGCAGGGTCAGCAGCAGGTCTCTCATCTGTCGTGGCATGAGTCGCTCCTCAATAGTCGAGAATCGTCACGGCATTCTGTCCGGCCGATCCCGCACTGCCGGAGGCGTTGGTTGAGGCCCCGTTGCCGCCATAGCCTCCGCCGCGCCCGGTGCCGCGCCCGAGCAGATCGGCCGTGCCGAGCGAGACCGCCGCATCCCCGAAATTATTCCGCTGGAACGCCGCGTCGGCCCCCGGTGATCCCCCGGACGCGCCGGCTCCTGCGAATCCCCCGGCGCCGCCATCCGCAGCGCTGACGAACACGCCGGAAACCGTGAGCGACGAGCCCCCGCCGGCAGACCCGTTGCTGCCGTTGCCGCCCCCTGAGCTGCCTCCGCCGCCCCCCGCTCCGCCAGATCCATTGACGATCGTGACCGTGCCGCCAGGCGTGACGGTGACGACGGCTTCGACGTATCCGCCAGGCCCGCCGTGAATGCCGTTCCCGGCCGTCGCGGTGCCGTCAGAGCCACCCCCGCCCCCGCCGCCGCCCCCCGCGCCCCATTGACGGAGCCGGAGCTTGGTGACGTTGGCCGGCACGATCCAGTTGGTGGTGCCGGTGGCTGAGATGACGGCTCTGCGCAGGCGTTGGTTGCCGTCGAGTAGGCGCTGATCGGTGGAGGCCGTGATGGCGCTGCCGCTGGTCACCACCGTGCCGTACTTGATCGCGTCGGCCGGATGCGTGCCGCTGGTGTTGTCCTCGATCTGCACGTTGCTCGCGAGGCCCGAGGAGAACACGAGCTTCACGAATATGTGACTGGTCACACTGGCCGGAAGGGCCACGGTGGTCTGCGCCCAGGTGACGTAGTAGCCGGAGATGTAGCCAGACCCGGCCGGGACGATCAGGTTGCGATCGGCCGCCGAGGTCGGGAGCGCATTGCCGGAGATGAAATAGCTGATTCCATTGACGGCCTTGAACAGCTCGCGGACGTATTTTTCCAAGGCCCGCTTGCCGTCATTGGTCACCCCGCCGTTGACATCGTTCTGGCTCGGCTGGATCAGCGGCGTGGTGGCGTTGGTGTTGCTCATGCGAAGTCCACCTGCCAGCTGATGGAGATGATCACGTTGGTATTTTTCGCAATGGGATTGATGGCGACACGCGCAAAGAGGCGCCACTGGCTGGTGATCGGGCCGGTCACGAGGGCGGCCTCCCGAAAATCAAACCCGTTCCCGGTGGTGCTTCCCATGAACCCTCCGATGATCAGCTGCTTGTCGCCCTTGGCCCGCGCCACGATATCCGTGCGGACCTTCTCGTCGAAGAGGCCGACATCGGAGATCTGCGGCGCCGTGCCGTTCGTCCCCCAGGCCACATGCGTGGGCGGCGGCGGCGTGTCGGCGGCCAGCCAATCGCGCAGCAGGTTGAGGCCGTTGCCGAATCCCGCCACGCTATTGGCCACGATCTTGTTGGCCCGCCAAGGATGAATCTCCCGCACATGCTGGCGATACCACCTCGGGTGCCACATCCGGTGCGGATCATCGAGCAGCCAGCGCTCCATCTCGGCCTTCCACACCACGGCCTGGACACGCCCCGTCGTCGCGGGTCGCTCAGTGGTGATGACTCTGACGCGTGTCAGCCCCATTCCATCGTCCCCCAGTCGTCGGCGCCCCATTCGCCCGTATGCGCGGCCCCACTCGTGACCGTGACCAGGTCGCTGCACGAGGCCAGATCCGTCGCGACCGCCACTTCGTTGATGATGTCGTCGGGTGAAATCGTGACGGGAATCCCGCGCGAGAAGAACGCGGCGAAAAACTCTTGATAGGTCCCCTTGAGCTCGCCAGACGTGGCAGTGACGCGGTGGCGGCGCTGCTCGATGCCGAAGAGACTGGTTTCCATGGCGGTGATCAGCATGGAGGCCCCTTGCACATCGAGCGCGGGCAGATCGACGATGACGGTTTGCCCAATGCCCAGGCCGACCAGATCGGTTTCAAACTGCACCTGATCGTCGAGCGCCCCAAAACGGCGCAGATCGCCTCTGGCTTTCGCCACGGTGACGTCCAAGCCATCGAGCGAGGCGTCTTGGTCCACGGCCTCATACCGGCCGCTCCCGCCTTCCACGGCTTGTCGTGCCGCAATGCCCGGCGCATTCACGAGCTTGGTGGTGACCGGTCCATAAAAGCCGGTGTAGGTGATGGCGATCCGATCCGCCGGCGTGGTGGCCGTTTTCCCTTTGAGGATAGGCTGGCTGGGATCTTGATTGATGCCCTGCTGGTTGGAGTTCCAGAACCACTGCTTGCTGCCGGCATCGTCGACGGAGCGGATCCCGTAGGTCTGCGCCGCCCCGTTGACGGTCACGCCGAGGAGTTGCGCGAGCGGATAGGCCGTGGTGAAGGTGCGGGCGATGTCGTCGCCCTCGAAAAACTCGGTGATCGGGAGCGTGATCCCCTGCCCCCCGATGGCATATTGCACATTGCGGTAGTCGGACAGGCTTTTGGAGACGCGCGCCTCTCTGAAGACGGCGGTCGTTTGGTTGATCTCGAACGGTGCGAGCGAGGCGAATTTGGGAAAGAACTGCATCACGGAGAACGGGTCGATAAACCAGTGATAGCCCGTGAGGCGGCAGAGCTCCCTGATGCAGTCCGACGCGGCCTTTCTGGCAAAGACGACTTTCTGCAGGCTGGGGCCCTCATGCACGCCGCCGTCGGTGATGCCGTCAGCGGAGAGGTATTTGCTGATGATGTGCCGGATGATCTCGCCGGAGGTCTTGTTCTCATAGACCTCATTGACCGTGATGCGATCGGCGAGCGCCGAGAGATCGACCCCGCGTACCACAATCTCGACATAGTCGTTCCGCGTCTCGGACGTATAGGCGAACTCGATGTCGTGCACGATGCCCGCCCACAGGCGCACATTGCCAAAGAGCGCGGTGATGCGTTCCCCCCGATGCGGCACGTAGCCATCCGCGACGACGAGCGGCAGCAGGCAGGTGTCGCGCCCGTTCAATTCCTGCTGGACGGTCCAGGCATCGGCGCGCATGTACTGCGTGACGTCGGCTGAGCCGATCCGGACCAGGAACTGTGCCGCGCCGGCACCCGTGCCCCCGCGACGTGGGCCGGTGGCAAAGGGTGAGGTGGCGAATGGACCGGACCCGAACGGCATTAGATGCCCCTGGCGTGGAGTTTATAAGCCCCCGGCATCGCCGGAAGAATGGCCTCTGCGAACCTCTTGCTGTCGAGCCGCAGCTCGATGTGGATGTTGCCGCCCGCGCCCCCGAGCCCCAGCGTTTTCTGCATGAAGGCCGCGCCCCGGTCGTTGAGCGGGATGGCGGCTTCCGGTGAGCCCGCCTCGCCCATGAGCCCCAGCGTCGGGCCGGTCACGATGCCGCCCTTCGCGAAGGCGAGCGCACCGGAGAGCGCTCCTGAGGCGGTTGCAAGGGCTCCAGAAAGAATCCCTTGGCCAATGGCCACGGATGCGGCTCCAGAGGCTTGGACGATTGCAGCGGCGGCAAAGAAGGGTGGAGCGAAGACGGCACCAACAATCGACGCCGCCAGGCCAGTCCCAATTGCGGTAAATTGGGCAGCGATTGCTGTCGCCACAGCCAACCCAGAAGCCAGTCCGGCTTCTCCGACTGCGCTGACCCCAGCAAGTCCCGCTCCGGCTGTTGCTAAGGCTGCTTTCGCGGATACCTGTTCTTCGGCCAAAATCGCCGCGCCACGGGTTGTTGTGGCACTCAGCGTCACCGTTGTTTTGGCTGCTTCCAGCGCTTCCTGTAGTCCGAGTTCCTTCAATTGAGCCAAGGCCACCTGAGCCAGCCATTGTTCGGCAAACTGCAGCCCGCTCGTGAGTAATGTCGTCTGTGTCTGTGCCCAGAATTGGGCAAAGTTTCCCTGTCCCTGGATCCATAATGCCGTGGCGTTGTTGAAGTTCGAGGTGAGGCTAGAGAGCGAAAAGGCATTGCTCGCGACGATGGCGTTGAGCTGCTGCTCCCAGAACGTGGGGAACTGCTGGATGATCTGCCGGCGCTTGGCATTCAGATCGACGTCGAGCGCGAGAATCGCTGCGTGCTTTCGTTCCTCATCGAAGATCGTCTGATCGATTACTTGCCTGCGAAGATCATTTTCATCCTGCAGTAGCTCGAACCCCTTCTGGCGAGCCAATTCAGCCTGTCCAAATAACCCAGGCATTTGCTGGTAGAAGGACTGCTGTTGCTGGAAATCGGCACGAGACAATTCAACGGCCAGCTCCAGTTCCTTGTTCCGGTCTTTATAGGCGGCAGTGGCTGAGACGATGGCATCATGCGCGACCTGCTGGTTGAGCAGGACCTGCAGGGCGGCTTCGTGATGGTTCAGTTCCGGCATGAGGCGGATGAGGTTCTCGACGGCAGCTTCGTGGGCCTTCATGCCGTCGCTGAGCGTGGCCGGACCAAACTGCAGGTTATTGACCTCTTCCTGCTGCTGTAATTCACGCGCGAACGCCGCGTTGCGCTCTTTTTGCGCGGTGGCCTCGATGGCACTAAGGTTCCGTCCGAGCTGCTCCTGCGCCTTCATTTCGGCGGTGATGTCTCGGTATGCGGTGAGATGTTCAGACCGCAATCGGTAGCCCTTGGCCTCCTCAATACGCCCTTCCTCCTCCAGCTTCGCGATCATCTCGTCATGGAGTTGTTTCGCGGCCTCCCCGAAGGCCGCCATATCCTGGGCCTGCTTCTCCATCGCCTCGACGTTGAACCCAGGTCCTCCGAGCTTCTGAATGAGCGGGTTGAGGGTCTTCAAAAACTGCAACGTGTTTTCTCCGCCCTTGCTGCCCTCGTTGAGCGCGCCGAAGAAGGTGGCGACCACGCCGATTCCGCGCGTCAAGGATTCCGTCACGGTGGTGACAGCGGGCGCGAGCAGCCCGGCGAGTTGGTTGGAGGCCGCTTTTGTGGCGACGCCTAACGTGTCGAATGCATCGTCGGCCGCTGAGAGCGATTTGACGGTCTCATCTGACAGCACCGCGCCGAGCCGCTTAGACGCCTCCATGCTCTCGCGCAGTCCGGCTGATCCTTTGTTGAGAATTGGAATCAGGTCTTGCCCCGCCTTGCCGAACAGTTCCACGGCAATGCGGGTCTTATCTGCCCCGTCGGGCATCATGTCGAACCGATCGGCGAGCTGCTCCAGCACGCCATCGACGGACGTCGCCGTCAGTCCCAGTTCGGCGAATTTCTCGGCGGCCTGACTGTTGGGATTCCGCGACTGAACGATCTGGTCAGAGAGGGTTTTGACGCCCCGTGTGAGGCTGTCCATACCCAGGCCGCTTTGGGCCATGGCCACTGTCCAGCTTTGCAGCGTGGTCACGGCGATGCCGGTCTTTTGGCTGGTCTGCTCCAGCATTTCGGCCTGACGCCCAGCGCTTTCGACGAGGGCCGTCGCTGCGCCTGCGGCGGCCAAGACGCCACCGGTTAAAATGCCAGCCGCCACCGCCCCGCCCTTGGCGAGGCCCATGAAATTATCCAGCGCACGGTTGACTCCGCCGCCTAAGGATTGGCCGGCCGTTTCCGAGGCGCTGATAAAGCTCTTGAGCGATTTCTGTGACTGCTCCATCGCCTTGAGCAGGTTGTTGGAATCCGCGAGGAGTTCCAGGACGAGCTTATTGGCCACGTCGACGCTCCTGTGCCTCGGCGGCCGCCTGGAGGGCGAGCGCGTTCCTCTCTCCCAGCGCGTCATCATCGAGCATGGGCTCGGCGGTCATTTCCTTCGGCAAGTAGTCGGCGGCTTTAGCCACGGGCTGCGACTCCTTCGTGCGGTTCACGTTGTAAATCTGGCTCGCGACGATGCCGGACCGGATAAACTCTGCCGGCGGACCGAACGGCTCGATGGTGTAAAACGCCATCCACTCGGCCAGCAGGCGGGCTGGCATCTCCCGTGCCAGCCGATCGGGATTCGCACAGCCCAGACTCAGGGCGAGACGGAAGAGGAATCGTCGCTCTGGCTGGGCTCTGAATTTTTTACGAGATCCTCGACTTCTTTCTTCGTCATGCCCGAGAGGCGGTTGGCCGCCTCGACGATCAGCTCCAATGCCGCCGCGCTCTTGGTGCCCAGCTTTTCAATGTCGCGCTCGGTGAAGATGCGCTGACGGTCCTGATTCACGACCGTGAGCGCCACGAGCTTGGCGGTGGAGTTCTCCAGGCGTAGCTTCTGGGTGCCGCCCTTCATTTCGACCAGGGATTGCTGATACTGATTCTTCGCGGCGGCGCTGAGCCCGCACACGAGGACGGTGCGGTTGTTCCACATCGGAATGGTCACCTCTTCCACGAGGATGTCTTCCATTCCGAAGATCTCGTCCCGCGTGAGCGGGCTGGCGGTCCCGTTTTGCATGCGACTCCTTACAGATTGATGACCGCGAACAGCACCGAGGCGTTGCTCGCTTCGAGGTACAGAAATCCGTCCGCTTGCTGCCAGCCTTCGGCGTTGTCGATCTTGAAGGCCATGACGTCGCCCGCTTCGAGCGAATAGGTCGTGATGTCGCCCGTGCGGTTGCGTCCGTCGACCTTGCTGGTGAGGGTGACGGTAAACGGCGATGAGGCGTGACTGTTGCGCGCCAGGATGAGCTTCGGGCCGTTGAATTGAACCTGGTTCTTGTTCGACACGTCGGCGGCGGTCCAGGTGAGATCGAGGGCATTCGCCGACACCGGCAACGTGGGATAGGAACCGACCGGCGTGATGGGTGTGAGGGTTGTCCGTGCCATGTGTGCGCTCCTTTATGGTCAAACGTCGGTGGTCTGGTCGCTCTCCGGTTTAGGCAAACGTCGGCAGGCCCGTGAGCATGATCTTGATCTTGGCGTTGATGGAGTCCGCCACCGGGAAGGTGACCGGCAGGCTCATGATGTAGCCCGAACAGCTGATCAACGATCCGTAGGGATCCAGCACCTGGAAATTCTTCTTGGTCTGGTTGATCCAGGCGTTTCGGACGGCCACATGGGTGGCATCGTTCGCGAGGTAGTTGATTTCGATCTCCAGGCTGCCGGGATCGATGAGCCCCGGGATCTTTTCTTTCGCGCGGCCGTTGACCGCGTTGTTGTGCGTGGTGATTTCGATCTCGTCGGATTCCAGCCCTGAAAAGGAAATATCCCCCCGCACTTCTGCGATCGCGGTAAAGGTTTCAGGCGCGCCTCCGTCGCCCATCTTGACGAGCGTTCCGTAACCGAATCGTGCTTGACTCCCCATGTGTCATCCTCCTTGTTGAACGCTCACCACGAGACCGGGCGGCGTGTGTGGGCGGTCCACCGCATCACGGCTTGGGCAAATGGCTTGGCAATGGTGGTGCCTTCGTCGGTTTCGATGCTGTCGAGCTGCAGTTGCGAGACGATCGGGCGGAGGCTTTGCGCCACGCGGAGCGTGTCCCATACGTCGTCGATGGCAGCATCCAAGGTGGCGCGCAGATCGCCTTCTGCCCGCACGTAGACGACCACCAGGACGGTCATGCGCGAGTCGATCGCTTGCTGAGTCTGTAACGTGAGATCTTCGTTCGTGACGACCACGCAGTAGGTGGGAGATTTCTTCACTTCCTCGACCGTGCAGAACTGTGCCAGGATCTGCGCGCCCGGCACGCGGGCAGATGGCGAGTCGGCAATTTGCCCCAAGGCGCTCACGACGGCGTCTCTGACCTGCGTGCGCATGGACAGGGCCCCGCTCATTTCCCCACCTCGGCGAGTACGGCGCTGAATTCCTTTTCGGCAGCCCCTTCCATCGTGGTGGAGGCCGGTGCAATCACCGGACGCGGGCGCAGAATCCCCCGGCCGTAGGCCAAGGTCGCCCCGTTCTCGAAAATGTTCAGCAGGCGCGGGAGTGGCGAGATCTGGCCCTTGACCTCTGAGGCGCGCACGGTGACGCGGGTCTGCATCTTTCGTGCATCGGCCTTGAGGCGCCCGGTTCTGACCTGGAACTGGGACGCGATCTGCCGGCGGGCATCGGTGCGTCCTGCGTTGAGCACTTTGCTCATCGCCTTCTTGACGCGCTTGAACGCCTCCTTGCCTTCCTTCGCATAGTCCAGCAACCCCCGCCCGTTGACCTTCAGTTGGATCGTGGCCATCACGCCACCCCCGTTTTGAGGCGGTATTTGCCGACGATGCTGTCGAGATCCAGCGGCCAGGCGAGGTTGAGGAACTGCGTGCTGCCGTCGGCGATCGACCGCGAGCGCACGCCGACGAGGCTATGCTCGCCCTTCATGCGCGCGGCCCAGACCATTTCGATGGCAGCCTCTTCGAGATCTTTCGGGATCTCGGCGAAGCCCCCGACGTAGGTGACCTTGATGTTGCGCAGGCCTTTTTGAAACGTGAGGCCGTCGAGCCGGATCACTCCCGCCTCGGCGTCGTCGATCACATAGAGGCTGCTCGCCAGCGGCGTGGCATACAGGCGGGCGAGGTCGTCCCAGATGTTGGTGATACTGACGATGGGCGGCGCGGCGACGAGCAACCGATCCTGCCACTCGGTGCCGCTGTAATATTCGGTGAACGTGCCCTGTGTGAACGTGCGTCCGCATTCCTGTTCGAGAAACGCCTGCACGGCCGTGATGAGCCGGGCGAGCTCTGCATCGTGGTCGGTGTTCCCGGACTCGATGTCTCGAAAGGCTTTGCAGTTGGCGACGGTGGTGATGGGCATGGGTTACTTCTTCTTGCTCGCCGGTTTGGCCGAGGCGGCAGGGGCCTCGGCCTTCACGTATTCCGCGACTCGTTCTGTTTCAACGACCTGCTTCGCGAAGGCGGCTGGCACGTCGTAATTGAAGCCGCCGATATGACATCCACACAGCCCGGCGCGGGCCGTCTTGAATCGCACGGTGACGAGAGCCGGTGCCGTCATGGTTAGGCCGTGCCCTCCGCCGGCGACTCCCACTTCTCGCCCGTCATGGTGTCAGCGACATTGTTCACCACCGGGTAGTTGCGCCCACGGTACTGAATGGCCCAGATCGGGCCGAAGGCGCTGTCTTGCGTCGCGCGGGAGATCCGCACGCGCACGAACCGCTCTTTCGGTCGCTTGATATCGAGATAGAACGCTTGGTTGTCGTCATCGTCGGCGATGGTGATCGACGAGCCTTCGAGGTCGGCGGCGGATCCCATGCCGACGACGGTGTCCTGTTGGGCCTTCATGGATTGCGCGCCGCCGGCGGTAATCGCCCCCGCGTTCGTCACGAACAGCACCCCGTCGTACCCGGCCATATCCACGGGCGTGGAGTCGATGGCCGTCTGTCCGGCGGCGGAGGCGTCTTTGACCTTGGTGATCTTCACGTTGTCCGAGATAAATCCTTTGTGCATGCTCCCCTCCTTGCCGCCTTACCTGAGTGGGAGGCCCCGCGTTGGAGGCCTCCCGTTGCCTTCGCGTCAGTCCGCCTATGAATGCTGCAAGAGGTACTTCACCGGGTTGGTGCCGGCGTCCACCAGATCGCCGTCAGACCGCATGAAGGCCAGGAAGCCGACCTGCAGTTTCTCGGCGTACCGTTCCTCCAGGCGCAGCAGGATCACGCCACCGGCGTCGCGGATGTGGTAGTTGGAGAAGTCGCCGTAGAGGATCGACTTGGATGATCCGGCAATGCTGGCGACATCCTGATTGATCACGTAGGGACGGCCCAACAGTTGATCCGGGGCCCCATTGGCCATAGGCGCCCAGACCGGCATGTTGGCGCTGTCTTTCAGCTTGCGCACGACGCCGAGGGTGGCGAAGTTCATCATCCACTTCGCGGTGGGCTGATAGGCCGGGTCCACAGCGTGCATGAGATCGACGAGCTCGTCATACGCGACGGCCGAGGCCGACGCCGTGGTAGCGCCGCCCTGGCTGGCGGCCGTCACGACGCCGCGCGGTTTCGAGGACCCATCTCCCACCGTGAAATGCGTGTTCTGGATGCGCCCGAGTCGCATGCCCAGCTTGCGTCCGATGTAGGCATTGAGATCGACCGAGCTGTCCTGCAGGAGCTGCCTGGACACCTTCACAATCTTGGAGCTGTACAGAAAGCTCTGGAGCACCACTTGCCCGAAGGAGATGTCCCCGTCGTTGTGATCGGAGTTCTCGGTGATGATCTCCCCGGTGACGCCGGTGTCGTTGTCGGTTGGAATCGGCAGGTCCGCCCCCGTCGCCGTCCCGACGATGGTGGCCACGGCCCGCATCCCGCCGAACGCCTTGAGCGCCTCCACGATCGGCCGCATGGCCTCGTCCGGGACGGTGAAGGCTCCGCCAGATCCGGACCCGGTGCTCTGCGCGGCTCGAATGCTCGGCAGCCCGCCCATGCGCGGGTCAGCCACATACAGGCTCTGCATGAGTTCGCGGTCTTCGTTGGTGATGCCCGCGATGCCGAAGCGCACATAGTTCAAATAGGCGGCATTGAGCTTTTTGACTTGGTCCTGCGCCTGATCGGTGGAGATATGCTCTCGTCCCGCACGCTGCTCGATGCGCTTGCTCAGGTCGGCCTCGCTGGCCATCACCCGCTCATGCCGTGCAATCTCGACCTCGAACCGGTCGGCGTCGGCCATCATGGCGTCGAACCTTGCCTCTTCCTCTTTGGTCATGGAGTCTTGGCTGAGAATGGCCCGCGCGTCCGTGACGAGCTTCGCCCGCTTCTCCCGCAATTCTTTGATCTTGGCTAAGGACATGGATTCCTCCTGGGTTATCGGGACCGCTCGCCGCGCTCCACCAGCTGGAGTCGGCAGCGCATGAGCGCCGCCCTCTTGGCGCTGGCGTCATCTGGGATGGTGGTGGACTCTTCCGTGAGGGCCTTCGGGACCTTGGCATAGCCCGAGAGATCGAACTGGGTGGACGCCTTGGCCGGCCCCCCACTCTGCACGCTATCGGCCAGGCCGGCCTCCTTCGCTTCCTGCGCGGTGAACCAGGTTTCGGCGTCCATCCACGCTTGCGCCTGTGCGGGCGTGACATCGGCCCTGGCGGCATAGATGCCGGCCAAACTGCCCCCGATCTTGTCGAGGGTGTCGGCCATCTCCCGCATGTCGGCTGCATTGCCGATGGCGACCGCCCATGGGTTGTGCACCATCAGAAACGCTGATTCCCCCATGGTGATGCTCTGGCCGGCCATGGCGATGATGCTGCCGATGCTGGCCGCGATGCCGTCGATCTTGACATTGATCTCGGCCCCGTGGGATTTGAGCGTGTTGAAAATAGCCAGGCCATCAAACACGTCTCCGCCCGGCGTGTTGATCCGGACGTGGATGGTTTTGGCGGTCACCTGCTGTAGCGACTTGGCAAAATCTGCGGCCGTGACGCCGCCCCAGCCGATATAGTCGTAGATGAGCACCTCAGCCTGATCGTCGTCGGCTTTCGCCTGGATGCTGAACCAAGTGCGGGACTGCGCCGCGATCCGTGGCACGACGATGGATTTCAGCGACATGGTGTCCCCCAACTCAGTTTCGGCGCGATCGCGTGCCAGGAGTCCTCGTCCTCAGAGGCCTGAGGCGGGCCTGACGATGGCGCGGGTGCATTGATGAGCTTCTCCATCGGCGCGAGGTTCGTCTGCACGAAGAGCGTATCTCCCCCCGGAACAGGTTCAAGATCCTCTGCTTTCCTGATTTCGTTTGTGGTGAGCCAGCCGTTTTGGTGGCCGCTGGCGTAATAGTCTGATCGCGCTTTCGAGTCGCCGCGCATGAGGCCCTGCACTTTGAATTGCGCGTAGAACGGTGATCGCGGGAACAGCTTGCGGTTGAATTCCTGCTCCATGCGGGTGAGCCAAGGCAGCAACGTGAAGGTGAGAAAGCCGAGCGTTTGCTGTTCGACGCCCGTCCCCCAGCTGCTCGTTTTCTCGGTGTGTCCGATCATGTGCGGCGGCACCCCGAAGAATCGGGCGATGTCCTCGACCTGGAATCGGCGCGTCTCCAGGAACTGCGCGTCCTCACTGGTCATGCTGACATTGCTGACATCGATCCCTTCTTCCAGGATGAGCGTCCTGGCCACATTGGAGAGGCCTGCGTGCTGCTGGTCGAATTGCACGGCGAGACGGTCGGCGGCGGGCTTGCTGAGATTTTTGGGATGCTTCAGGACGACGCCCAGCCGGGCACCATTGGAGAAGAGACGAGAGCCATGCTGCTCTGTGGCGAGGGCAAGCCCGACCGCTTGTCTGGCCGCCCAAGTGATGACCGATTGGCCCTTGAGTCCGTCATACCCCAGACCTGGGATGTGCAGCATGTCGGATTGATCAATGGTTTCGGTGCTGTTGTCGCCAAGACGGACGATGTATCGATTGCGGCCGTCCACGCGCTCGGGCGTGACGGCACGGGCATGGACAGGGAAGAGATCAATCGCCTGATTCGCCTGATTGCGGCCGATCACCGCATAAGCGTTCCCCCCGAGCAGCATGTTCGCGGCGAGAAATTCTCGCCACACGCAGGAGGTCATGACCGGATTGGGCTCGTCGTGGAGCAGGTAATACGGCAGGGAGTCCGGCACTTCGACCGAATCGCCATTGTTCCTGCGGCGGTAGACCTTGAGCGGCAAGGAGCCGATGGTCTTCGCGATGAGCGTGACGCAGGCATAGACGGCACTCGTCCGCATGGACGACTGCTCGCTGACCGCGACTCCGGCATCGGTGGGTCCCCCGCCGAAATAGTCGATGAGCCACTGCCCAGGATTGCTGAGGCTGGTGCTGGGATTCTCAGGAGACGCGGCTGAGATGCCGCTCCGCTCCCAGAATTTCCACTTCACAAGGACCCCATAACGACAACCTCCAATGCGACGAGAGTGGAGAATGTGGCGCTATGGGTAACAGGGCTGGAGAGAGTTGACTACGTATGTTTGTCGCGTGGTGTCGCACTTGTCGCGCAGTGTCGCACTAAATTGCAGTCTAGAGGTATTTTCGCAGGGAGTCCGTCCTGACGCGACGATGCCCGCCCGGCAAAATCACCGGCTCGAGCTTGCCTTCCACGAGGTATCGCTGGACGGTGCGAGGCGTGACCTCGAGCAAGACGGCGGCTTCCTCAATGCGGAGCTTCGCTTTCTGCAGGAGCGCAGTTTGATCGTACACACGACCTCCCTTACATCGTTGGTTTTTCGGCATCCGCCTCCCCTCCCAATGTGAGAAATCCCCTGGTTTCATAGACGGACGTAGAGCTTTGATGCCGCATATCCCGATCGAGCGCCAGCAACAGCGCGACGATGCCATCGATTTTCCCTTGTGACTGCGCCTTGTCCGGCTTCTTGTTCCCGGCCGGATCCTGCTTCACGGCGACGTTGTTCGCCATCCACCGCAGCACCGGATTGCCACCGTGCCGCAGAAGATGCGATAGGAGACGACGTTCCAGTTCAGCCGTGGGCCCCGCCATACTCATGAACCCCATCCCGCAGGCGGCGACCGTGATGCCTTCTTCCGCGAGCTGCATGGACATCTGATAACCCTGGAAGAGCCGATCGACTGCGAGCTCCTGCATCTGAAACGTCTGCGCGTCCTGCAGCACCTGGGCCTTCACCGCCTCATAGTCGATCGCGTTCCCCGGTGTTGCGGTGATCCATCCATCTCGCTCCCAGGCCTGGTACTGATCCCTGTAGCGGTTATGCTCATCGGACAGCCGCGCCTCTGGGCACCAGAACCGGCAGAGCACGGAGGCCACCCCAGAGGCCGCATCTGGGAACAGCAGCACGAGTGCGGTGAGGTCGGAGACGGACGACAGATCCAGCCCCGCGAAACAGGCGCGCCCCTTGAGCGCCGTTTCATCGATCGGCCCACCGGCGTTCTGATCCCAGAGCCCGAGATCAATCCAGCGCGTGACCTGCTGCGTCCACTTGTTGAGATCGAGCCGGAGAAAGGTGTTGAGCTTCGACGGCATGTTCGCCGCCTTCTGGGCCTGCTCGCGCATGTAGTCGAGCTTCTTGCTCACCCCCAGATTCGGGTTGGCCTTGTACCAGTTGCGCTCCTGCTGCCAGTCGTCCTTCTCATCCATCGCGCAGATGAACCCGAAATAGGTGTCATCCTGAATCACCCCGCGGAGGATCTGCTCGACATAGACGTGCTGCTCCCAGCAGATGGAGGCGTCGGTCTGATCGGTGCCGGCGGTGGTGATGGCGAACAAGAGCGGCTGCCGTCGGGCGCTGGTGCCGGTCTCCATGAGGTCATAGACGCCCCGCGTTTTGTGCGCGTGCAGCTCATCGACAATGGCGGCGTGGACGTTCAAGCCGTCGAGGGTGTCTTCATCGGCCCCCAGCGGTTCATATTTCTGCGCCTTGTCGATGCGGGTGAGGCTGTTCTTATAGACCTGGATGGCGTCGACGAGATCCGGCGAGGCTTTCACCATGCGCGTGGCCTCCCCGTGCACAATGATGGCCTGATCCTTCTTGGTAGCGGCGCTATAGACCTCGGCCCCAGGCTCATTGTCGGCGAAGGCGAGCTTGAGCCCGACGCCGGCGCCGAGGGTGCTCTTGCCGTTTTTCCGTGGCACCTCGAGGTAGGCGGTTTTGAATCGGCGGGTGCCGTCTTTCTTCACCCAGCCGAAGATGACCCAGACAATGAACTGCTGCCAAGGCTGCAGCTGGAACGACTGCCCCGCCCATTCGCCCTTGGAGTGCTTCAGGTAGGAAAAGAACTCGATCGCATCGCTGGCCTTCTGCTCATCGAACTGCAGTCCGCGCTTCTTCCCCTTCTGCAGATCGAGCAGATGCCGCTTGACCGCCAGCCGGATCAGTTCGCCTGCGATGACGGTTCCATTCAGGACGCCCTCGATGTAGCCTTCGACAGCCCGCGCGATCGGCGAGCGCCGGGCGGTGGTCGTCGTGCGTCTTCCCCTGATGCGGCCTCTTCGCTTCGTTGTTCCCACGGTGGTCGGCATAGCCTAGCCCAGTAATCGTTTCACGCCGCTCTTATCTGTCTCTGGAATGCGCTTCACCTTGGTCCGCGCCGATGGCGTCAGTCCCAATTCCGCGAGCGCAGAGAGATACTGCCGGCGGGCCTGATTCCGCTGGGCAACTTCTGGATACGGCCGGTAGTTGGTTCCCCCCTGCGCAGAGCTGGCGTCATAGGAGATTGCCCCCGCATCCATAAGAAACTTCTGACATTGCCGCAGCTGCGAATAAGCATCACAGGCGACGACCAGCACTCCTATTTCGCCCTTGGTGAGCACCCGAGCAGGGACCAGAATGCCGGTCAACACATCCCATTCCTCAGAGGCGTATTCGTCAAACCAGTCAGGTTTCGGCGGCGCCCCCGCTCCATAGTCCGGCTCTTCCTCGTTGAGTGCCCGCTTGCCCGGGTTCCCCTGCAGCACCTTCAACGTCGTCGGCTTCGCCCGGCGGCCTCGACCCATACCAAACACCTCCAGAACTAATGCGGACTCCTTAAGACTCACTCACAATACTAAGTAGTTGTACCCATCTTCACCCACCCAACACCCAGGCGATTTAATTTCGCGGCCACACACGCTGAGG